GGATAGTATTCTTTTTCTACCATTGTTTTTCTGATAGGGGATCCATTAAACATATCCATGCTATCATCTTCAATCATTACGAAGGGTATTCTAACATCATGGGTATAAGTTTTTATAACCTCATGATCAAGACCCTCAATATCAATATTCATAAAAAAGGGTGTGCGATGAAAGTAGTCTAGATGTATAGAGATTATTTCATTAATAGTTTTAGTTGGCACTTGAGCAGTCCAGCTTACGCCAGTATGTTGACTATTCTTTTTTCTTTCTGCAAATTCTGGAGATAGGGTATTTGATGAATCCATATTGCCAAACATAAAAAATTCTTTTGTTCCTTCTTCTATATCCACAGCACAATTATACAAAATATCAAGAGGTCTTATTTCATGAACCAGAACATTAAAATAACTATTGGGATCTACTAATGTTCCATACCATCCCTTTTTGTAAAGAAAATAGGTATTTGAATCTTTTACAGGATGAAAAGATCCTATATCTATGTATGTATTTGAGGTAAATAGATCTCTTTGCATTAGCCAAGAAAGTCTTTTCATTACCCCATTTAGTATTGCGTCTTCTCCATATGAAGAATATGATTCAAACTTGTCGTATTCCATATACCCCCCATTCATAAGTAAGGCGAGCCTATTGCTAGGCCCGCCCTACCTCAGCCGAGCTATTTACTCAGACTTCTTTTTCTTTGGCTTTGCAGCCTTGAGAGCTTCTTCAACAGCAGATGCTTTTGGCAAACGACCAAATGCTGGATCGTTTGGATTAATTGCACGTGCTGCTACTGGGATGAGTGCACCAACAAGTGCTGCCCATAGATCTTTTGGATCTGTTACTCCAGCGATATATAGAGTTGATGCTGCACCTACTACTGAACGAGCATATGATGCAAGCATTGCTTTGTTTTTCTTACTTAGTTCCATTTTTTCCTCCTAGGATAGAACCCTAATTAGTATAGCATAACCAGCCCATAGACCTATAATTCCCGATACTCCTGCGAATACGGGTGGTGCTGGAACTGGTAATTTGAATGCTGCGAATACTACGCCACATCCAAAACCTGTTAATGTTGATAATAATATTTCTTTCATATTTCCCCCATGATATATTGTTCATAATGTTTCATACAAAAATCAACCATTCTAGTTTCTGTCATCGAAAGTCTTTCACCTTTTTCTTTACATTCTAATATCTCACAAACAGGATATTCATATTCCCATGCCTGGTCTGCAGTTTTTAATTTAAATTTGATCATTCCTAGGGTCCTTTTCTGGATTGTCTAATGGCGTTGGCGCAGTGGCAAGAGCTCCACATGCTATGCACTCAATATCTAAGTGATACATTCCTATTGTATAAGTTTCGGGATCAAATGAAGCAATTACCTTAAACAGAATTTCTCCACAATTTGGACATGTACATGTTGGAATACCTCTAGCGTCTATCATCTATGTCCTCTGGAAGTAATTTTTTTAAATTATCTAATTCTTTAGATATTTTCTTTAAAGCAAAATCGTGTGGTGGAGACATACCCTCTATAACAATTCCATATTTATTATAATGTTCAATCTGTGGCTCTACCTCATCTATAAAATTTTTCAAACTATTTTGTACTTCTTCAATATATCCGAATGCCCAGTCACGTGATTCTGATAAAAATTTTATAAAGCTTTCGTTGTGAGCTTTTTGATTTTCTGCAGGTGCAGATTGTATTTGATTAGACTGATCTACTGTTGCTAAATATAATAACACACTTTCTGCCAAGTGCTGCGTTGTTGTTTTTAATTGTTTAGCAGTATAAATATATGCTACAAAAAATGACAGGCCAAATACGGCCAGCAGGATCAACAGTATATCCATTGGATACCTCTTTTCATATATAAGTATACTACACTAGTCAAAATCTATTCCGTAAAACTCTTTAAAATTGTGTCCACAAAACTTTTCATATTCTTTTAGGGTTCTAGTATTTCCTGCGCCCCAAATACCCTGCTCAATTCCGCATAAAACCCTCATTTGTTTATCTTTGGAGATATTTTCAATATCTATCCAAGACTCCACCCTGAGCCTACTGTCCTTCCATATTTTTTTGTATCCTCCACGACCATAAAAATGATAAACTATTTTTTTGGATGGAGAGTATATGTCCCATCCCCTGGTCCAAGACCTCATTGCAAAACAAACCTCTTCTCCAAAAAAAGATATTTCTGGATCATACGGAACCTCTTTTGTAATGTTTCCAGTAGTAAAAATAAAGCCACCCAAAACAGTACTTGATTCTTCTGGTACACGAAAGTCTTTATCGTCAAAGTTTATTCTTAAAGCAGTCCAGTCTTTTCTTTTATTAAGCCAAGGTTTTTGCTTGGTAGGATATGGAACCCGTTCTGTATCTTTTGTTGGAAAAGATATTGTATTATTTAATTCTACAAAATATGGTGGAGGAAAATAAGATAGTATTACCTTTTTATTATTAGCTATTTTTTGTGCCATTTGTAACTCATTAACACATAATATATCCCAGTCTTGTGCAAATATGGTATGAGAATCTATTTGAAGGTAGTAGTCTTGCCCATTATATAAATCCATAGCTATGCTTCTTGCATACCCCGCACCCCTTGCTTCTTTTGGATGCATGACTTTTAAACTAAGATTAGGAACCCAAGATAAGTCTGGAAGATCTCTTTCGTATTCTTGTATTACTACACCAAAATGTATATTATATATTCCAGATGCACTATCCAAAGCAGACTTTATCGTTCTAGATATCTCTGGATCACGATAACTAGCTATTGATATAAATATGCTCATCTGCCCTCATGCGTTACCCAATAATATTTGCATGTGGAGCAGCATGGTTGATTATATAAACTATGCTTGGCATAGCTAAACTTAGCATAATACATAGGATCTTTATCAAATAAACTTGCTTTGTGTGTAGTTGTTACACGCATAAGCTTGTTTGTATCATTCCAAAATGATGGTGGAGTTTGTCCCCAGTCTTCCCAGCATTGATCTTTAAGTCTATTAAGATTGGCTTCGTTGTTTTCCGTACGAATACCCCGCTCACGAGCTTCACGAATCATAGCCTGTACATACTGCCATAAACCACGCTCATAGCCTTTCCACATAAGTACAGCAGGATGATTACGCCAACCACCAGTAGGAGACTTGCCAGAAAGAACGTTAAGTATTTGATAACACTCAAGTATCTGTTTATTAAGTCGCTTGCTATCAAGCCAACGAGCAGTTGTAACTGGATTTGAAGAAGGTAAAAATGTTTGCATTACTGTAGTGGCTCTCGTGTCACTAGCACGATTGCTCCCTCCATTTCTAAGGCTTTCTTAACAGCAGTGATATATTTCACTGCATCTATTTTTTCGTCATGCCTCAAGGGCAAAAACGACTTCTCATCTAATTTTAGCGTAAGAAAGTGTTCATTGTCAATAATGGAAATATTAAAATTAGGCGGAGCCTGTATGTTATGAAATGCCCTACGCATAGCATCTGTATACATTAATCATCCTTATTCCTGTTTTCTGAATATTTAAATATTTGCTCTAAAGACTTCCATTCAATATCATTTTCTAGCCCAAGAGCAGCTAAAAATATTTGCCAAGTTTCAACAACATAATCTTTTGCAATTGGAGATGCATCAACCAGACTAGCATCAATTAAAAAGGCAAGTGGTAATCCAACAAAATCCTGCAATTCTTTATCTTGTCTATAGTTAGACCATAGTTCTGCTAATATTGAACACATAGTTTCAAAACTAGTTAGTCCATCTCTGTCGTCAACACTTTCCATATTTCACCCCATTCTTTTTTACTTTTGTGACTATTAAACTCTTTAGATATTTCGCCTTGCTCTAAATATATACCGCCCCATACGCCCCACTCTTTGCCAGATATACCAACAGCAAAACACTTGTTTGCTACAGGACAAGATTTACATAAAGCATCTACTATAGGTCTAGATTTAATATCATCTTCATATTTATCAAAGAATGTATTAGTATCTATACCAAAGCAGGCAGAAGCATCTTTCCATAGGTGCTGCTGCATATCTAGCCCCTATACTTATTCGGAATATCCCAACCATTTTTATTAACAGGATATATTCTTTGTAGATACCAAAGACCATCTACTCTAACTCCGCTTGGAGAAGTACGACCAGATTCAGATCTTTTACGATCAACTACGTCCCAACCAATCCAAGATAAATTACTATTTTTTGATACAATCTTTTCCATTTTTTCTAAACTTGATATAATCATTTGTTCTCCTAATACCTAAAAATTCCAGTTTCAATTTGTTTTGATTCTGCTACAGATGCCAGCTTAGACACTGGATCTTTGGGTTTGCTTAAAAAAGCAAAATAGTTAATTTGCTCCATATTCTCTACAGCCCATGAAGATGGCACCTTATAGTGTTTGATCTTCATTCCCCTAGCCTTCATCCCTCTTTCAGAAAGATTACAGAATTCGGAAACCATAGAGTTAATCCTGGCTGGTCCAACAGAATAAATATGTATTTCTTTATCCTCAGAAGCCATGCCAGACATTGCAACACCCATAGCACGTAAAAAAACTTGGTAGTCATTAAATTCTTTGCTACCTTGAACGACTATATTCATTGTTGTGACTCCTTTAATTTATCTAAAATAAACATCATCTTATCAATGTCTGCTTTAGACATACTTGATGTATCCACCTGTTTGGCGGTATCGTGTATTACACTTCCGCTATTTGTTTCTGCAACAAAAAATATATTATCCTTAACCCAATATGCTTTATTTTCTATAACCATAATTCTTAGCATATGCTGGTCTATATGTTTTTTTGACTGAGAAAATATTTCTACTTTGTTTTCTGGAGGATTAAAAAATTTAGTTCTATTGTAAATAGCGCTTTGGCTTCCCAATACCATTTTTATCCCCCTTAATCTTATCTTAGCGTTATATCTAATTATAGAGTATGAGAAGTAAAAAGTCAACATGAAAATAATAATATATTGTGCTATTTCATATAACATTTTATCTCCTATCCTTACTATTGTATCAGGATTAGGTTGCTATGTCAATGTATGGTTAGTCTTTAAATACCTGAGAAAAAGAGGTTGACTTGCTATGATCTGCGCCAAAATTAGAAAAGATTTCTTTATTCATTTTCTTTTCACGCTCTACAATTTTGCGAGACCATGAGAATCCTGCATCTCCGCCCCAAGCATCCCACATAATACGACCATTAGATGGATTAGAGGTATTATAAAAATCTTTTCCTTTTTTATCTACTTCATGACGTGAAAAAAATGAATACATGCGTTTTACTGTATCAAGAGACAATCCACGACCAGCAACTATATCTGTTGCTCTTCCCCAACCTACTGGAGTTCCAGCACCTTTTGCCTTGCCCTCTTCTTTCCATCGTAATGCACGACGTGCAGCAGCCTTCATTCCAGATGTTGGAGTGTATGTTTCTGCTTTATGAATATCTGATGGTTGTACTATTTTACTTCTTGTCATTTTTTTTCTCCCCATATTTTCCAAGAACTGCTTTTAGAGTTCCATCTTTACGAAGCCTAACAATCATTCCGTCTTTAATTTGCACGGTATTAAAACCATCATGTCTTTTAAATTTTCCAGATGACATTATCTTGTAAATCCTTTAAAGTCTAAAAGACCGCCACTCCAAATACTTTTTGTGACTTCCTTTTCTGTTTTGTATGATCCACCACGACGTTTGTATTCTTGAACTACCCAAGAATTTGCAACTGCTGATGGATAAACATCAAACTTATCTTTTGCTTCACGAATAATCTGTGCATACAAACGAGCATTTGCTGGTTCACTACCACCACTGCGTGGCTTAATCATATCTTCATAATCTTCTTTATCTGCTTTTTCAACTGGAACACAATTTGGAACCATCTTACCATTTTTTCCTGGCTTCATTCCACGCTGCACATATCCATCCCAGCAAGGAGCTTTCTTTTCTACGTCTCCTCCGCAGCAATCTTTCATTGTTTCATCTTCTCTGCAAACTGGACAGTTTTCACAATTTACATTTAGTTCTTTACAAGTTGGACATCCACAACCTTCATATTCTTTTTTAACATCTTCTTTATCTTCTTCGTCTTCATGCATAGACTTGTCCATTCCAACATTAGATTCAAGAGATGGCATCGCCATTACTTCTGATGCTTTGTGTCCAACAAAATATTCTGTTTCTTCTAAACCGCCCTCTTCCATTTCAAAGAGTTGCATTAATATTGCTGGATCTTCTGAAGATGCAACAAGAGCATACTCTGATCCAGGAAATCCCAACATTCCATCTGTCATTACGTGAACAACACGACCAACATGCATTTCATCTTCATGTCCAGCCATTACCATGTCGCCTTCTTTTACCATGGCTTTTCCTATATTACCTTCTGAACGATTGATAGCATATATTTGTGCAGCAGCTTGTGTACGAGTTTCATGGCACCCCATTACCTCATTTGTACCCTCTTTTAAAGCAGGGTATCCCGAACAACCGTATGAACCTTTAGCACCTACACGATATGGCATATAGCCATTATATCAGAGTTCTCCAAGGCTTAAGATACGCTTGATTTCATCTATTGCCCATCTATCTTCTTTTGATAGCTCTTTCAAATCTTTCTCATTTAATGCCTTGGCAGTCAGGGTAACTATGGGATTTTCTGACATAAGATCCACATTTACAAATCCCTTTTCCCATAATCCCATTATCTCTTTATTGACATGATTTAAATGCTCGTTATATAAATCTGGCATTACCTCTTTTAGTTTGGGGGTAAATTGATATAACATTTCACCAGTATTTATATCTACCCCAGCAAACTGCATAGCTCCAGATAAAACAAGCTTATCTATAATATCTTGTTGTCTATCATCCATTTATAAAGTCCATCAAGCTTTCTCTAGTTTGTGCA